CCCGTTAGGCTCTCGACCTTCTCGCTCTCTCCCGGTACCTTGAACGCAACGTAGGAGCCTGAATGGCCATCGAACGACGCAAGCCGAGGGACCGCGCAGCCAACTACGGCAAGCTCCCCGACACGCAAGAGCGCGTGGAGTACCTGCGCGACGCGCTGCGGCAGGCCGAGGGGATGGTCACGAAGGCCGAAGAGGCGCGCAGCTGGCAGGCCGCGGTCAGCGCAAAGCGCCTCGCGCTCCAGACACGCGACGAGCTCGACCTCGCGCTCGCGAAGGCGTCGGCACCCGACGACACGATGAGCGACGAGCAGCTGCTCGCGATCATGGTGCAAGCGGTGGCGTCCCTGCCGGCCCAGCACCTCGAGCGCCTCGAGGACGCGATCGCCATCCGGCGTGGTGCGCCGCCTGTGCGTCTGGTTGAGACGGCATGAAGGTCGCCGACCTATCCGAAGCGCGCATCCTTGCTGTTCTGAATGAACGCCCCGGCGTGTGGCATACCTACAAGCCCGAAGGCTACGAAGCGATCATGCCGAGCGTTTACGATCCGGGCTACCCGGATGCTCCGCGCAAGGTCGTTATGGCGAAGCTCCGATCCATGCTCAAGCGTGGACTAGTCAAGGGATGTGCCTGCGGGTGTCGTGGCGACTGGCGTGTGGAGACTGCATGATGTCTAAGTCACGATGGAAGTCGCATCGCGGCGTGAGGCGCGAACCACAACCGAAGCCACGCCGCACGACATCTCGTACCGTGGTGCTACCCGCGATGAATCTTCACGAGTGCATCAATGCGCTGGAGTCGTCGCGGCTCACCGTTCGAGAGTGGGTGCGAAAGCGAGAAGCCGAAGGCATGGCCGAGTGACCGAAGTCCCCCCCGGATGTTTCGCCTGCCCCGGCTGGGCAGAGAAGGATCGCGCGCTGTTCAACGCTCGCGGCGCGTTCAAGATCGAAGAGCGCAACGAGATCGTGGAGTGGCTCCGCGAGGAAAGTGAGCGCCTCGATCAACCTGCGCTCTACGCTGCGGCAGAGCGCATCGCGCACCACGCGCACAAGGGGAAGCGGTGAACCTCTCCGCTCTCGCCACGGCGACGAACACGCTGGCGCGTCGGGCCCACGCGGACCCCTTGGCCTACTTCCGGCCGACGCCACCGCAGCTCGCCTTCCTCTCGAGCAATCATCCCGTGCGCCTACTGCGCGCCGGGAACCAACTAGGCAAGACGTGGGCGGGGCTGGCCGACTGCATCTATCGGTGTCTCGGCTCGCACCCGTACACGCTGGTCAAGGCGGCGCCGATCGAGGCGTGGGTCGTGGTCGTGTCGTGGGAGCAGTCGCTCTCGATTCAGAAGAAGCTTTGGGAGCTCGTGCCTAAGGATTCAATACATGACCCGGAGTGGGTCCCCGGACGGGGCTTCCGCGGCAAGACCCCCCTGCTCCGCTTCCTGAACGGTAGCGTCTTGCGCATCCGCACGGTGAACCAGGGCGCGCTCGCGCTGGCCGGTGCGACCATTGACTACGTGCTGATCGACGAACCCCCCCCGGAGGAAATCTGGTCCGAGCTGGCGGCACGCGTGCTGCGCCAGAGGGGGCGCATTGCGATCACGCTGACGCCCATCGGGCTCCCCCTCGGGTGGCTCAAGCGCCTCGTCGAGGAGGGCGCTGTGCAGGACCTACACTTCCCGCTCAGCGTCGAGAACACGACGCCCATTGGCGGTAGGCCGTTGCTCGAGCAGTCGGACATTGACAAGCTCACCGCGCAGGTGCTCCCGCAAGAGGTAGCTCAGCGTATCCACGGGGAGTGGGACAGCGGGTGGGTCGAGGGCCGCGTCTTCAAGATGTTCGACCCGGCACAGCACGTGCGCGCCGACGCCCCGGTGGGCGAGGCCCTTATCGGCGTCGGGATCGATCACGGCACCGAGGCCGGCGCCCAGGTGGCGATCCTGACGGCGCTAGTCCGCGATGGCGGCGAAGGGCACCCGAAGATCTGGGTCCTCGACCAGGTGGTGAGCGACGGCATGACCACGCCGGATCAGGACGCCGCTGCGATCCTCACCATGCTCCGGCGCTGCGGCCTGCGGTGGGAGCAGGTCGATAGGTGGGTCGGCGACCGTAAGGTGTACGGCAAGAAGAACGGGTCGCTGAAGTCGAACGCCATGCTGATGTCGGCGTTTGAGCGGTCGCTGCGCCTGCCCACGGGGAGCCTGCCCTTCCGCATCCACACGGCGTACAAACCGCGCGGGTCGGTGTTCGAGGGCTATCGGGTGTTGAGCGCCGCCATGCTCCGCGGAGACTTCTCGATCAACCCGCGGTGTCGTGGGCTCATTGACGACTTGCAGAAGTTCGACGGCCGCGAGGCGAGCGAGCATAAGCACTCGATCGACGCGCTGCGCTACACGCTCGAACTGTATACTAGGCGCCTGTATCAGCCGACATCCATTAGGCTGGGCTAAGGGGGGATCCAGATGTACGCCTACTCCAAGATGCCGCAGCCGCCCGCTCCCACGAACCCGGAAGAGGCGTCGCGCTGGGAGCACACCCGGCACCGGAGGGCCCTCAAGGAGGGACGCTGGGCGAGGCTGCTCGAGGACCGTCTACAGGTACAGCTCGGAAGCGTGCGCCGTCAGGCGATCGGCCTCCCGGCGATGAGCTCCAACCGCTTCGACGAGATCAGCAACGAGCTGGCCACGCTGTACGACGCCCCCCCGGACGTTGCCCACAACACGGCCGGCGGGGCGGTCGAGGATCTGTGCGGGTCGAATGGCCTGATCGCCCGCTCCGGCCTGTGGCCACAGATGGCGCGGTTTCAGTCGATGGTGATCGCGCTTCGCGAGATGTGGATGCGCGTGGACGTGGACGACGGCCGTCTGGTCTACCGGCCGGTGTCCCCCGATATGACGATCGCCGAGTCCGACCCTAGTCGCCCAACGGTGCCGCTGGCCTACGCTGAGATCCGGCTGCGCCACATCCGAGGCGAGGTGCAGTGGGCGTGGGACGTGCTCGACATTCGCGACCCGAACAACCCGAAGTATGAAGTCGTCCTCGCGAAGGACGGCGGCTTCGGAGAGGACGTGACCCTCGAGGTGCTCGGCGGCACGTACTCCGGCGCGGCGTACCCCTACCGTCGCGCAGACGGGACGCCCATCCTCCCGGTCGTGCTGTACCACGCGAGCCTGTACGGCGATCGCCTCTTCGACGCATTCAAAGGCATCGAGATCTACGAGGGTAGCCTCGACCTTTCGGTGCTCGACACCTACCTCCACCATGTGCTAAGGGACGCCTCGTATCCGCAGCGGTGGGCGATTGGTGTGCGCGTCGCGGGTGCCGATATGGTCGACGGCGGGAGCCGCGGGCAGCGCGTCGAGGTCGTGACCGATCCTACGACGATCCTCATGCTCGACGCTGCGATGGAACAGCAACCCCAGGTAGGACAGTTCGTCGCCGGCGCGGACGTGGAAAAGATCGAAACCGTGGTCGCAGCCCTAGCCCACAGATTGGCTACCGCGGCTGGCCTCGCGCCGACCGAGCTTCAGCGGACCTCGGGTAGCGCGAAGAGCGGGTATGCGATCTCGCTCAGCCAGGATGGCAAGCGCACGGCGCAGCGCAAGTACATCATGCAGTTCCGCGACGCGGACGAGCGCCTCGTGGCGGTATCGGCGACCCTCTACAACCGTGCGATGGGCACGCAGTTCCCCGAGGGCGGGTATTCTGTGTTCTATCGCGAGATCCCGCTCTCTCCCGAGGAGCTCCAGAGCCGTCGCGCTCACGCGATGGAGATGATGGAGGCCGGCCTTATGGACAAGGTCGAGGCGCTCCGTCTCTTCGGGTCGCTGACCCACGAGGACGCCGTCGCTCGCCTCGAGCAGATCGCCGCGGCGAAGATGGCTGAGGCCCGAATGATGGAGAGCGCGTCGCCGGCCGCGGAAGAAGGAGACTCGGAGGTACGACCGGCGACGGCCGCAGCCGACGTATCCCCCGTGAGCGCCGAGGCTATCTCCGAGGTGGACGAGGAGATCATGGCGGCGACCGAGGCCCTCGCGGCGCTCAACCTCGACGAGGCAAACGCTGCGGTCGTGGCGGCGGTGATCGAGAGCCTTCGCGAGGCGCGCGGCTACCTGGGCCTCGAGCCGCTGGTCGAGGCGAAGGTCGAGATCCACGACGAAGAGGACATGGACGAGGAGTCCTGATGCCCTTCATCTCCGAGCGCCAGCGTGACTACCTCAAGCGCGAGCACCCGGCGGTCTACCGTCGCTTCCTCCGCGACGAACGCGCCATGGGATTCGAACTGCGCGCCCCCGTCGAGGTGGCTGCGGTCGCGAAGCGTGGCCTCGAGAACCGGCGCAAGTACGGACGGGGCGGGACGCTCGTCGGAGCGCGCCGCGCCTCGCAGCTCGCGAACCGCGAGGTCGTGAGCATCGAGACGATCAAGCGGATGGTCGCGTACTTCACGCGGCACGAGCGCGACCTCGAGGCGCCCGCCGCGCAACCAGGGCACCCGGACTACCCGAGCGCCGGGCGCATCGCGTGGGACCTGTGGGGCGGTGCGCCAGGGCGCGCTTGGGCTCGACGGCAACTAGCAGTATGGGAGCGCGTGCAAGCCGCACGCGAGGAGGAAGGATGACAGAGGAAGGAACGACGACCACGACCACGACCGAGAGCAGCGACGGAGGAGCAGCGGCGCGCATCCGGCAGCTTGTGGCACGCGTGAAGGAGCTCGAGGGGCGTGTCAGCGAACTGACGCCGATCGCCGAGAGCGCCGAGAAGTACAAGGCACAGGTCGAAGAGGCCAAGGCGGCGAGCAAGGCCGAGCGCGAGGCGCTTCGCATCGAGCGCGAGATCTCGGCCGCGGGGATCACCGACGCGGAAGGGATGGAGTACGTGCAGCACGCGTACTCGCGCCTGCCGTCCGAGGGGCGTCCCCCACTGGCAGAGTGGCTCGGCAACAAGGACAGCCTGCCGAAGGCCGTGCGTGCGTACCTGCCCGAGGCCGCACCCGCCCCCACACAGGCGACGGCGCCTACTCCCACGGGGACGCCACTCCCGAAGAGCAACGCCGGTACCGTTACGCAGACGCCCCCGGCGACGACGACGTGGACGCCCGAGGCGATCATGCGCCTCACGCCGGCCGAGTACAAGGCGAACGCGGCTGCGATCCAAGCGGCGTTCCGCACGCCTTGACAGGCTGTCACAGAGCGGCGTAAGGTAGCCGTGGGAGGACACTCCCACGCGCTCGGGGCGAGCTCCCGTCAACAGCGATAGGCGCGGCAAACCTCGAACCTCTCTAGGAGGCCAACATGGCCAACATCGACTTTGCCGCTCTCGACGGCAACGCCCGCGTCGCCGCGGTTCTCTACCAGCAGATCGTGATGAAGCTCGCCGACACCGGCAGCCTCCGCAACGCGACCTGCTTCCTCAACGTCGGGTCCGTCAACGGCACGGGCTCGGACTCCATCCAGGTGCCCGTGGTCGGCCTCAACGGGACCGACATCATGAGCGCCCCCGGCGACGGCGTGTCCGTGGCGAACACCTCGATCACCTCCTCGGCCGCGACGGTCGTTGTGGCGAGGCAGGCCCTCCGGTACGACCTCAGCGACCTCGCCCGGATCAGCAACTCCGTGGCTGGCGGCGTGGATCTTGAGGGCCTCAGCAACGCGATGGTTGGGGCCTTCAACGGCCGCTTTAACCAGCTGGCGTGTGCGTTGTCCTCGGGCTTCAGCACGCAGGTCGGCAGCACGGGCGTGGACCTCACCACGACCACGTTCTACTCGGCGATTTTCGCGCTCCAGCTCCAGAGCGTGACGGGCAAGTATCACTGCATCTTGCATCCCCAGCAGTACAATGACCTGATGAGCAGCCTCCGCACGGAGACGGGCCCGGCTCAGTACATCGCCGCCAATCAGGCGCAGACTTCCGCGCTTGGCGCCGCCTTCAAGGGCGAGCTCTTCGGCGTGGACGTGCATGTGAGCAGCTACGTCCCGAGTGTCGGCGGCGTGGACTACCGCGGGATGATGCTCGGCGATGCGGCGATCGCATACGCCCTCGGCACTCCGGCGCCCATCCAGGCGGCGGGCGGCGTGATCATCCCGGCCGGCGCTCCGGTGGCCGTCGAGTGGGAACGCTCGGCCGACTCTGGACTCACCAAGGTCGTGGGTAGCGCCTTCCTCGGCGTCGCCGAGCTTCAAGACCTCAAGGGTGTCGGCATCCTGTCCGACCTGTGATGGTCTGCTAGGCGCTGCCGCCTAGCGTCGGGGCGTGTCCGTGCTTATGGTACGGGCACGCCTTCGTGCGTAAGGAGACTCAATGGCAGCGAACTTCTCGGCATCCGATGGCGGCGCATTCGCCGCTCAACCCGCCAGCCGCCCGCAGGGCATGGCGACCCTGCTCAACCTGCCGAGCAACGGCGCGTGGTGGTACACGCACCATCCGGGCCACTGGCAGTGCGTGGATGGAGAGTGGCTTCCGGACCTCGGGCAGATGGTCGCGATCCCCGGCCTCAACCGCGTCGACAAGAATGGGGACACGGCGCTCGCCGAGGTCCACCTCGCAAAGAAGGGCATGACGATCGTCCCCTGGGAGGTCGAGCCGGGCGGCTACTGCGTGCAGTATGCGGGAGCCAGCGGTCCCGTATTCCTGTCGAAGTGGGAGCGGCCGAAGCTCGTGGCGGGTCAGACTCGCATGAGCGTGGACACTGAGGGTTACCGTGCTTTCTGCCGTCGCCTCGTCGCGGACGGCATCATCAAGGTGCCGGATCCCGACTTCATCACGGTGCTCCTCGAGCGCCAGCAGCGCGTGGTGACCGAGCTCCAGAGTTCCGCTCCCGTCAACCCCGGCGCGGCCCTCGCTCTGCCGGTCGAGCAGAAGCGCCTCGACGAGATGCGCGCGGCGACTGACCGCATGTATACTCCGACCAAGACGGCGAGGGCGAAGGCATGAGCGGAGAGCGCAAGGACATCGCGGCGGCGAAGGCATGAGCGGAGAGCGCAAGGACATCGCGGCGGCGAAGGAGGCGTTTCAGCGTCGCCTCGTCGAGGGCGGGATGCCGACGCAGCGCGCCGAACATATCGCCCGCGAGCAGGCGCGTAAGGCCGACCAGCGCGAACGCGATAAGCGGTAGCAGGGGGGCACGATGAGCATCAGCGAGACGCTGTACACGGCACGGTTCCGCTCTGGCGAGACCATCGAGCGTGGACGCAATCAGGATCTCACGTGCCCCATCTACCGGGCGGGCGCCCTCGTCGCGCCGATCTCCGGGACGATCACGATCTACCGTGCAGACGGGACCGTGGTCGTCAACGCCGCGGCCGTCACGATCACCGGGAGCGTGGCGACCTACGCGCTCCTGGGAACGGTGACCACGTCGCTCGCGCTCGAGGAGGGATGGCTCATCGAGTGGACCCTCCAAATGACGGCGACGGTCCAGAACGTGTTCCGTCAGGACGCCGCCCTCGTGCGCCGCACGCTCTACCCGGTGGTCACGGACGCGGACCTCTTCCGGCGTCACTCCGACCTTCCATCGCTGCTCGCCACGGGCACGACGAGCTACCAGGACTACCTCGACGAGGCGTGGGCCACGATCACCAACCGCCTCGTCGCGCAGGGCCGGCGACCCTACCTGATCATCCAGCCGAGCGCGATGCGTGACTGTCACGTCGCGCTGACGCTCCAGCTCGTGTTCACCGACTTTCAGACGAGCGCCGGCGATGGCGGGCGGTGGCAGGCTCTCGCCGAGCACTACCAGCGCATGTACACCGACGCGTGGAACCAGCTGCGGTTCAGTTACGACGAGAGCGACGAGAACAAGATCAACCCGAACAGCAAGAAGGCCGGCGCCTCGACGGTGTGGCTCAACGGCCGCGGCGGGTATCCGCGCGTCGGTGGGTGGTTCTGATGGCGAGCAAGACGGTACGCCAGCTGCGCGAGGACGTGACCGCGCGGATCCTCACGCTGACCGGTTGGAAGGAGTCGCGCGTGGCTCCCGACAACTTCGGCCGCGATGCGGACTCGATCGCGCACAAGGCGTTTGCGGTTCATCCGACGCTGACCGAGGACCTGCGCGCCTACCGTGGGCGACCGGCTGAGGGGCTCCTCGTCGAGACGACGCTGGATCTGCGCTACTCGTGGCAGCTCAAGCCCAAGGGAATGAGCGACAGCTACGACGATGCCCTCGATGCGGAGAGCCTAGTTATCAACAAGCTGATGGCCTACGACGCGACTTGGCCCCTGTCCTACAAGGTGCAGGTGCTGCGAACCACGCGCGAGACGAACACCATAGGTGAATGGATCATCGGTGTGATAACGTTCCGCATCATCCACACACTTCCGCTTCAGTAGGGGGATCAAATGGCGCTGCCAATCGTGAAGAATTTTCGAGATGGGGCAATCGTCCTCCGAGACGGGACCGGCACGCCCATCGCCATCAACGTCGAGTTCGAGAGTGGAGACTTCTCGATTACATCCGTGTCGGCAAACTCGAACGCCGAGGTGACGACCTACCTGGACCGCGGGTCCCTGGGCACGGTGCGTCTCACGTCGCAGACGTTCCCGACGTGGTCCTTCTCGGCGCACATGACGGAGCTCAGCGACGCCACGTCGAAGACGCTCTGGGATGCCGTGAACAAGACCGGATCCTTTGCGGCTGCGATCAGCACCATCACCAACAGCGATGTCTATGGGCTCGACTGTGTGATCAGCATCGAGGGCACCACGCTGGGGGAGGCGACGGATCACGTCCTGACCCTCGTCGGCAACCGCATTTCTATCGATTTTGCCGAAGGCGACCCGAACTCTTTCACGCTGAACGGGACTTGCTACGGCTCGATCACGGCGACCTGATCCGACCGGCTACCCGAGCGCCCCCCGTGCTACTAGATGCGGGGGGCGTTTCACGTTCACGGAGGAAGGATGGACATCAAGCTCGGGAAGTTCAACGTCACGCTCAAGAAGCCGTCGTCGTTCATGGCGGCGCGCGAGGTCACGATCGCGGTCGGCACCTCGGCACTGCGTGGCCTCGGCGCGGCGCTCGGCGTGTGCTGGGCGTCGAAGCCGCTCAAGGCCACGCTCGCCGGCTGCAAGTACGACATGCTCGCCTACGGCGGCGCCGTCGTGGACGAGCTGGTGGCGCTCGGTGTGAGCGAGGGCGAGATCTACGAGGGTGGCAAGCACGCCCTCGACCTCGTGATCACGGCGATCCCGCGCGAGGAGGAGGTCGCGATCACGGCGGGTTTTACCGAGGGGACGGAGCCCTCGACGCCGTAGCCCTTGAGATCGGGTTGACCTACTGCGGCGACCCCGGCGCCTTCTACCAGTGGGACCGGGAGACGCAGGAGCGGGTGCTCGCGTGGTGGCGCGTCAAGCACACGCCGCCACCCACGACGAAGAGCCCGCGCGCGAAGGCCCGCGACGGTGATAGTATCGACCCCGAGGCGCGAGCCTTCTGGGGGCTAGGTGGCGGGTAAGAAGATCACGGTCGGTCGAGCGTCCACGACCATCGGGCCAGAGCTCGAGCGGGCGCTCGACCGCATGATCTCCACGACCTACGCAGAAATCAAGCGCGAGGTCGAGGCTATCGCCTCGGATGTGACGGAGCACGCCCAGGCCGAATGGTATCTCAACGTGACCCGGCGCACGGGAGCGACGGGCGGCGGCATCGACTACGAGATGCGGATCACACCCACGCACCTCCGCGGCGTGGTGTTCTCGACCAACAAGGACACGTACTACGTGCGCCGGCCGGGACCCTTCTCGACGATCGGGCGCCGCGTCGATGGGCCCGAGTTCGCCCAGGTGATGCAGACGTACCGCGCGACGGGGCAGGTACCGGACGGGTACACGGTCGGACGGTACACCCGCACCCGGCGACCGGTCGGCGTGTTCCGACTGACGGCACGGGACAGCACGAGGCCGCGAGACGGGAAGAACCTCTGGAAGGTCGTGGTCCTCGACTACGGCCGGCGCTTGATCCGCGAGCGCCTCACCGAGATTGATAAGGCACTACAGGCCGCAGCGCGTCGCGTCGCGGCGTAGGGGGATCCATGGCTTCCGTTGAACTGAGCGTAGACGCCAACCTCTCCGGGCTGCGGTCGCAGCTCGAGAGCATCCCCGGCCTGACCGCCGAGCAGGCGCGTCTCATGACGGCCGAGCTCAACAAGAGCATCAAGGCCAGCGAACGAGCGGCGAAGGCTGCGGCTGAGGCGAGCAAGCGATCGATGCAGCAAGCGTCTGCCGCGGCGAGCGAGGCCAGCGCAAAGGTCGCCAGCGTGGGAGACAAGTTCGGGACGGTCGGGTCCTCAGCGGGCAAGCTGGCCGGCGCCCTCTCGCTCCTCGGGCCGGCGCTCGGCGACAGCGCGCGCAACGTCGCGGATCTCGCGGACGTAGGCGAGGTCGGGGCGCTCGCCTTCGAGGGCCTCGGCGCCGTAATGCTTCCGGTGATCGGTGTGCTCGCGCTCTTCGCCGCGGGGCTGGCGCCTATCGGTGAGCTGCTGGCAGATGCCGAGGAACGCGCAGCCGCAGCCGCGAAGGCGATCGAGGACTTTGGCGCGGCGTCCACATCCGCGGGTGATGCCTCCGAGGATCTCGGGAAGCGGCTCGCGGCGATCAACGATGAGATCGCCATCCGTCTCAAGCTCGAGACGGCAGACGAGCAGGCAATCCGAAGCAAGACGGACGCACTGTACGCGAGCGTTGACGCCCTCGACGCCACGTACAGCGCAGAGACGGACGCCGCGCGGGCGCTGCTTGAGTCGACCCGGACCGAGTACGGCCTACTCGGCGCCAAGGTCCTGTCGAGCAGGGCCACCGAAGAGGAGGCCGCACGCTACCGCGAGCTCGGCGAGCAGGTCAACAGCGCCACCAAGACGATCGCCACGAATACCCAGCGCGTCGAAGCCGCACGCGCTGCGGCAGATCGCAGCGTCGAGACGCTCAAGGATCTCGCCGCCGAAGAGGAGCGTGAGAAGGGTAGGGCGATCGCCGCGGCGAAAGCGAAGGAAGCGCAGGCCGCGGCGTCGAAGGCACACGCCGAGGCTATGGCGCTCGAGGCAGCACAGCAGCGCGCCCTCGACGCGGTGCGCTCGAAGGCCGCCGGGATTATCTCCTCGGAACTGTCGCAGGCCGGGCGCATCATCGAACAGCAGCGCGAGCTTCGCGCCGAGCTCGAGAAGAACCCCGCAGCGTTCGGGTCCGTGACCGCTGCGATCGCCGTGCTCGACCGCCAGTTGGCGGCGCTCGATGATCAGGACATCGATGCCTACCTCAAGCGTCAGGCAGCCGCAGCCGGTGAGCTTCAGACGGCGTTCGAGGCGCTCATCCCGCCCGAAGTTCCGACGCGTCAGGAGCAGTTCGCGGCGCTGACCGATCAGGTCACGCAGGCGATGCGCGACGGGATCATCACGTTCGATGACTACGAGAAGAAGCTGAAGGCGATCCAAGACGCGCAGGAGGAGACGTTCTCGCTCGAGTCGATGGCGGCATTTTTCGACACGGTGAAGTCGAAGAGCTCGCAGCTGTTCACGGACCTGACCGCCGTGAGCGAATACTTCATGGCGCAGAGCGAGACGGCGGTCGCTGAGGCCGTCGCGGCGCGCAAGGCGCTCGGGAAGGACGCTACCGCTGACGAGCGCGAGCAGGCGAAGGAGCGCGTACAGGATGCGAAGGACGCCGCGCGCAAACAGTTCGAGGTCAATAAGGCGTTGCAGATCGCGCAGATCATCGTGAACACGGCAGCGTCTGCAACACAGGCCGCGCTCGTCGCGCCTCCACCGGCAAACATCCCCTTCATTATCGCGGCGCTCGCAGCTGGCGGCGTGCAGCTGGCGACCGTGCAGGCCACCACGCCAAAGTTCCACAAGGGCGGGCTCATCGGTCAGCCCGACGAGAGTATGGCCATGGTGCGCGCAGGCGAGGCCGTCCTCAATCCGATGGGACGGTCGATGCTCGGCGACGATGCGATCCGTCAGGCGAACGCAGGGATCAGCGGCGGGCATGGCGGCGGCGCCGTGCAGATCGTCTACAAGCACAAGTCGTTTGACTACTTCGTGCGCGATCACCTCCGCACGAACGCGACCCTTCCTCGTGCGTTAAACGCTGGACGTAGGCTCGGACAGAGGGGGTAACGATGGCGAACGCGGTCACAGTGAATGCTCTCCGCGGGATCCTCGTGCACGACGAGCGCATCAACGCCTCGTCGTTCTCCGAGACGCTGTCGTCCTACTCCGAGGCCGGCGCCCATCCCGGCGTGCCGGTCCCCTCTCGCGCGTCCTCGATGGTCCTCGAGTCGAGCGGCGAGATGGACAGCGGTACGGTGACGATCCGCACGGTGCGAGCGGGTGGCGTGTCCTCTTCGCCCGATGGCGAGATCGAGCCGGGCGCGTTCGCGATGCGGACGAACGGCATCGATTGGCTCGGCTGGAACGGACCGCTCGTGTTCTCTGGGTGGAGCCCGCTCCACACGTTCGCGTCGGGTGGCACAGCCAATCAGTACGGGAACCTGCACACGATCCACACCGACGATGGGACCATGCTCACCGCGGCGCAGCGGTTCACGTCGGCGGGCGCTATCCGCTCCCTCGTCGTGATCCGCACAGTCGGGCTCACCACGACCACCGTCGTGATCGACGCTCAGGCGATCGGCCTCGTCGCCTACTGCCCGACGCTCGTGCGCCTGCCCGAGGGACGGTTGCTGCTCCTCTCGACGAAGACCGTACCGGCAGGGCAGTACACGATCCGCGCGTGGATCTCGACCGACGACGGCGCTACCTGGACGAAGAGCGCCGACAGCACAATCCGTGATGAGCTCGACGCCACGACGGCGGCGCCTCGTCGTCTGCGCGCGGCGTACTCGGCGGGTCAGGTCCTCATGATGCTCGCCTTCCGCGACACGACGGCAACCGTCGCGGACTCCTTCCGGCAGTATGCATCGTCCGATGAGGGCGCGTCCTTCGCGCTCGTGCAAGCGGTCGACACCACGACCGCCGCGAACGACTACACGGGCGGTGTCCACGACCTCGTGGTGACGTCGTCGGGATCGTTCATCGCCGTCTTCTGCGCGAGCAGTCGCACGACCTACGGCGCCAACTCGGCAGTGCTCTACAAGGTGCTCCCCTCGGCGTGGGTCGCGTGGCAGACAGTCGTCACGACGACGCTCTCCGCGCTCTCGGCGCCATCGGCGAACCTTACGGTAGGTGGGCAGCTCTCGGCCTCGACGGAACTCTGCGCCACCCGCGACGATGACGGCACGGTCTACGTGCTGGCGGTCGACTTCGGCACGAACCAGCAGACGCAGATCGCGCGCAGCACGACGGAGATCTTCACGACGTGGACCGAGGTCGGCTTTCAGAGCGCCACGGTCCCGAATGTTCCGCTGAACGCCGGCACCGGGAACGAGTGGGTGGGCGGCACGGTGAGCGCCTACAATGGCACGCTCCGTCTCGTGTCGCAGTGGGACTCGGCGACGTGGCCGGGACAGATCGGGTGCACGGCGATCGCCGGCTACACGACGGCGTGCGTCCCCTGGTCGCCCGCAAGCGAGGCGCGCTCCGACGCGCTGCTCGGGTCGCGTCTGACGTACCTCCCCTATTGGCTCCCCGACTCGGCCGGGTGGACGCTGGCGACTGCCGGTATCCCCGTCGTCGCGCTCAACGCAGGCGGCTATCTCAACCTTCAGGTACCGGGCGGTGCGGTCAATACGTACACGCAGGTCGGCCCCGCACTCACCGCGAACCACACGGTCGCAGCGTTCGCCGAGTGGGCCGCGATCACCCAGCGCAGCGAGGTACGCCTCGCCTCGAGCAACGGCACGAATACCTACGGCATCCGGGTGCGCTACTCGGGCACGACCGTGGATGTGCTCGACTCCAACGGCGGTGCAACACTGGCGACCGCATCGGTGGGCGCTGGGCTCACGATCCACGTGCGCGCCTTCCTCGAGAACAACGGCGCGTCCGGATGCAACGCCGTGGTTTACCTGTCGACCTCGACGGGTGGGCTTCGTACCATCCGACCGGCGACGCGCATCTGCAACGTCTCGACGGTGAGCGATGCCGGCGTGACGGCGGCGGCTACGTCGATCACCTGGGGTTCGTTCAATCAAGCGAACCCGGCCGAGTCGAACTGGTACGATGTGGCGTGGCAGGCTGTGGCGGGTGCGTCCTCGGTCTACAACCTCACCCTCTCCTCGGGCCTGCCGGGTCGACCCTTCTCGGCGTACCCGCAGCTGCTCGACTACGGCGTGTCGGTGCGCGCGGTAGCTGGCCCGACGCTCGTGGACGACGAGTGGACCGTTACGCCGCGGCACGACTATGCCGTGGAGAACGTCCTCGCGAGCGTGGCCCCGTCGCCGCGTCAGACGTGGCGCTCGGTCGACGCTACCCAGCACGTGCTCGCGTGGATCATCGAGAGCGGCGCGGGTGCGGTGACCCCGCTGCGAGGCCCCCTCGGCGCGCTCTACCTGGGCGGGTGCAACTTCAGAACGGCGACCCTCGAGGGGCGCAACGGTGCGGGAGCGTGGGTCAGTCTCGGTACGGTGGACATGAGCGCGCAGAGCGCGCCTCTGCGGTGGACCCGCGCCGGCACGATCATCGAGCCCGACACGACGGCCGCGACGACGAGCGGCTACTTCTGGGCGAACGGTATCCTTCGAGGCGCTCGCTTCGTCCCTGACACCACGGCCGCGGCAGGGTTCACCGCGAAGGCCATCTCCTCGAGCAGCGAGGGCGCGTGGAGCAACCTCGCCGGCCGGCGCCTCCGGGTCGAGGTCGCGAACACCTCGGGCCTCGGGGCGAGCGGATCCAGCGGCGCAATCGTGCATCGCAGCGGCCTGCTCGTGTGGAACAACGACCCGCGGTACAACGCCTATCGTCTGACGATCCCGGCGCAGCACACGGTCGAGGACTACTTCGAGCTCGGGACGCTCGTCCTCGGACACATCATGGCATTCGGGCGGCGCTACAGCTGGGGCCGCACGATGCAGACGGCGCCGAATACGACGCTGACGACGGGTCGCTCGGGCGCGCGTCGGGCGCAGAACTTCGGACCGGCTCGCCGGTCGGTCGAGTTTGGGTGGACGGATGGCACCGACGTGTCGGCAGTGCGGACGGGGACGCCTGCGGACTACGTGAACGCCGCGGCCTCCGGTGGTGGAGAGGCCGCGGCGACCTGGTACGATGCTCCGCTCTCGATGGAGGGCCTCGTGCGCGAGCTCTACGGAAGCGCGACGCCGGTCGTGTACCTGCCGTGGATCGAGAGGAAGGCCCTCGGCACGGTCTATCAGGCGAGCCACCCGGACCTCATGCTCTTCGGACGCATCGTCTCCGATGTGAGCATCGAGACGGTGCAAGGCGAAGAGTGGCTCTCCTCTGACGGAGCAACCGGCGAGGTCGTGCGGACCTCTTCGATCCGCCTCGAGGAGGAGGTATGACCGACCGGTGGACCGAGGCGCAGCTCCGCGATGACCTCTACTGGGTGCTCTCGATCACCTGGGCGGGCGGCACGTTCTACCTCAGCACCGACGCGCTCTACATCGTGGACGGGGCAAGCGCCGTCACGACTACGCCCGACCTCGTGGACGCTCCGCAGGTCGAGGAGGCCCTCGAGATCTGGAGCGTGGAGAGCCCGCGCCTCTCGGTGCCGCTCTCGTTCATCCTCCCAATCGATGTGCCCGGCCTGATCGCACAGGGCCACGCCCTCGACGGCGCCGTGGGCGAGCTCTCGCAGTGGGCCGCGGGTACCGAGTGGGACGAGCGCCGCGTGGTCGTGCGGGGCAAGCTGGTCGACCCGGAGTACGGCGCCGAGTGGGAGCCGGTCACGTGCAGCCTCGAAGAGATGGTCGCCGACGATCAGACGACGCTCCCCCTCGAGCCCATCACGATCGCGTCGTGGCTCGCCGAGGCGGTGTCGGGCAACCCCGCAGCGACGGCGGCTGATGCTGGCGTGATCGTGCCGATGGTGTGGGGCACGCCGGGAGATGGCGTGTCGGCCGGGAGCCCGGCGCCGGTCATTGGCACGGTCGGGAGTCTGGTCTACCTCGGCATCGCCTGTCATTACGTCGAGGCGTTCTCGGTCGACATCATCGACAGTGCGGGCACGACGGAGACGTTCGTCGTCTATTACAGCGACGTGCGTGAATACTTCGGCACGACTCGCGGGATTCCCGTGGTCGCGTGGGTCGTGGTCAACACCGGCACGACGAGCCTCGTGCTCACCGACCCGCTGTACGTCGTGTGGAACAATGGCGCGGCGCTCGTGGACGAGAGCGCGCAGGCCATCCGAGGCGCTGGCGATCTCCTCGCCCACGTGCTGCGGCGCTCGGCGCTCCGGGTCGATTGGTCGCGGGTCGACGGGGCCCGGACGGGGCTCAATCAGTACGCGACCTCGGGCTACATCGACGAGCCGGTTGCGCTCGGCGAGTACATGACCGAGGTCCTCGCGGCGGTGTTCCCGTTCGCGATGTCGGCCGGTCCCGGCGGTGTCTACCCGTACCTGTGGCCGGTCTACCCGGACGCGACGCAGGCCCTCGCGGTGCTCTCGACCGACGTGGACCCGAGCCTCGAGCGCGTGGGGCGTATCGCCTACGAAGGCTCGGACGAGATCGCGACCTTCGTGGAGATCCGCTACCTCTGGGATCCTCGCACCGAGGGCTACCGGTCGGTGCGGCGCATCACGGGAGAGGTCCACGTCGCCGACCCGTTCCGGGTCGCCATCAAGCAGCTCATCGGCCCCGTCTCTCGGTACGGGCTCCGGCGCAAGGTGGTCGAGACGACCGTCGTCCACGATGCGATCACCGCGACGAAGGTCCTCGTCGCACAGACCGCTCGCTACGGACAGCCGTCGCGCATGGTGCAGTACGTCGCGCCCCAGCGGTACGGGTGGCTTCGACGTGGTGACCTCGTGACGCTCACCGACGTGGAGATCGCCGCACAGGATCAGCTCATGATGATTGAGGGCGTCACCTGGGGCGAGGACGGCACGGTGACGTTCACGCTGCGATACATCGAGGCGGGGGCCTGATGGCACGCGTACCGCTCACACGCAACAGCACCGGTCAGTTCGCCCGCGTGGCCCAGCTGGTCGCCGGCACGAACGTGACGATCTCTGAGAGCCTCACGGGCGAGGTGCTCACAGTCACGGTCGCAGCCTCGGGCGGTGGAGGTGGCGGCACGCCGGCCTCCTCAGTCGTCAGCGAGACGAGCTTCGGACAGTCGCCGGTAGTCGGGACCTCGACGGACTACGCCCGCGGCGATCACAGCCACGGCACGCCCACGGTCCCGCTCGCTTCTACCGTGGTGACGGAGACGGCGTTCGGACAGTCGAGCGCAGTCGGCACCAGCACGAGCATCGCACGCGCGGACCATACGCACGGCACGCCGGCCGCGGAGCTATCGGCGTCCTTCCTCGATGCGCTCTTCGGCGATGCGTCCGATGGTGACGTGACGATCTCGGCGTTCACCACGCTGAGCCGGGAGATGCACTACAACAACCTCACGGTGACGAGCACCGGGCAGATCAAGCCAAACGGGTGCCGCATCTATGTCCGCGGTACCCTGACGATCGACGCGGGCGGGTCGATTGACGACGACGGCTTCTCAGCGACCAACCAGGTAGGCCGCACCGGCTTCGTCGCGCGTAACTACCTCGGCGGGCAGGGCACGAATGCCGGCAGCGGGTGGTCGGTCGTTGCACTCAGTCAGGCGAACGGGAACGCCGCTATCAACAACACGAATAGCTCGCTAAACGCCACCAACGCGGCACCGATTGGCGGGAACGGAGGCAACTCCTTGAGTCGCACCGGTGGCGCTGGCGGGACTGCACCCCAGAACGCCACCCCTCAGAAATGGTCGGGGCGCATCCTCGACGGACGCGGCAGCTTCGGCGCATTCAATGGCGGAAGCGGCGGCGGCGGCGGCGCGGTAAGCGTGACCGTCTACACGAGCGGAACCTTCATCTCGGGCGGTGGCGGAAGCGGCGCCGGCATCGTCTGGATCGCCGCGGCGACTATCGCGAATAGCGGGAACATCAGCGCGAAGGGAGGCAACGGCGCGAACGCCTCTCTCGGCGTGGGTACCGGGTCGTGCGGCGGCGGCGGTGGCGGTGGCGGCGGGCTGGTCGCGATCATCACCCGCAGCACCACGATCGGCGGCACTGTCAGCGCAGCCGCGGGCACAGGTGGTACGGGCGCCGGTACAGGCGGGACGAATGGTGGTAACGGCACGCCCGGTCATTACGTGCTGATGGTGGTCAAATGAAGATCTCGCAGAAGTGGCTCGTGACCGACGACGCATCCACCGCGCCGGCCGCTGCGGCGCACCACGGGTGCGTCGGGTGGTACCTGGGCGTTCCCCCGTCGCTGCAACAGGTCGCCGCGGACGAAGCGTGGACGCTCCCGCACGTGTGGACAGAGGATCTCGAGGTCGCTGATATGGACTGCACCGACGCCATCGTGTCGCTCATCGCCGCGAACCCGACAGTGGTGAGCATCGATCTACAGGCTGGCTACGTCGTGGACGCCGCGCGTCTTCCGGCCGGCGTGACGTGCGCCCCGTGGGCCGAGGATTGGAGCGAGGGCCTTGACGATGAGGGCCGTCTGATCGTGCGTTTCCGCGCGTGATGCGCTAGTATCGGCCCATCAGTGGGGGCACCGATATGGCAGACAGTCAGGCTCAAGCAGCGTGGTCGCAGCGCCTCGTGGCTGTGCCGGTATGGGCGCTCCTGATCGTTGGCGCGGCAATGGCTGGCGGTGGCGGTGTCCTCGGGATGCAGTCGGCCGAGGCGAGCGCCGCTCCCCAGGTGGACGCCTCGCAGCTCGAGCAGATCATCTCCTCGCAGCGCCGCATCGAGGGGCGCCTCGACGCAATCGAGCGCCAGCTCGCGACCGTCGCGTCGATGGCTCATCAGCACACGGGAGTCATCAATGCCCCTGTCCCCTGACGAGATCATCAAGCTCCCGGCCGAGGTGCTCGTGCTCCTCGACGCGATCAAGGATGCCCGCGCCGTGGACGGCGACGGCGGGACGAAGATCACGCGCGCGGAGCGCCGTAAGTTGCTCGGCATCGCGGGCAAGCTGATCTATCTGCTCACTGTCGACGCTCTCGACTAACGGAGGATCCCATGCCCGCACTCGACCTCTCCGGCATCAAGCAGTATCCCTACGTGTCTAGCACCACGACGCCGGGCACCTCTGGCCTGTGCCGGATCATTCTGCTGCCGCAGAACGTGAGCCTTCAGATCACGCTCCACAACCGCGACAAGGCGTCGAAGGGGCTCGCATTCTCTTACGATCAGACGCTCACCGATGGCGGGGCGGCGCCGTCCACCTACTTCTCGGTCAGTGATCCGGTGCACATGAAGTGCAGCCTCAACCGGATCAGCGGCTTCGCGAATGTGACGCAGGTCGCGGTCTTCTCGCCGTCTCACACGGCGGTCAACTGCGAGATCCTCCTCGAGGAGGACGGCATCTGATGGATCCGATCCACGTCGAGGAGCCGGTAGCCCACGAGGCGCCGCCTGCTCAGACGCCGGAGAAGGATGCGGTGGTCGCGAGCGTGACGGACGACGCGCTGGTCCTCGCCCACGAGGCGCAGGCCACGGCACCGACGCCCGAGCAGATCGTGCACGTCGCCCAGGGCGCCGACGACGGGATGATCGGCGTGGTCCTCGCGATCGTCGCGGTTCTCGGCGGTGGGGCGGGCTGGAAGTTCTACAGCCAGAGCAGCAAGCAGAAGGCCGACCTCGCCGCGAAGCAGGCCGAACTCGCGCACGAACTGGCGATGGCTGAGCTCAACGCGAAGATGCAGGCGCCCACGGCCAGCCCTCCTCCGTGCGTGGCGGCGCACACCTCGCTCGAGGCGCGTCTCGCGGCGGTCGAGGCCAAAGCCTCGCGCATGACCTCGATCGACTTGCCCGACGACTTCGACGGCGACGCGCTGATCGCGCGCGTCGAGAAGCTCGAGAAGGCCGCGAAGCCCAAGCCCACGAGGAAGGCATGAACCTGTCGCCACACTTCACCTTCGACGAGCTTACCCGTACCGGGCAGACGGCGCTTCAGACGGTCAACCGTCAGGAGGCGCAGGCGTGTATCCCCGCGCTGACGGCGCTGGCGACCACGGTCCTCGAGCCCATCCGGGCGAGGTTCGGCGCCGTGAAGGTGAATAGCGCCTTCAGGGGGCCAGCTCTGAACGCAGCGGTGAACGGCTCCAAGACATCACAACACCTGACCGGGCAGGCCGCGGACATCGTGGTCCCCGGCGTGGCCCTCGAGGTCGTGTTCGGATGGATCGTCAAGGAGAGCGGCATCCCGTTCGGGCAGGCCATCCTCGAGGGGCCGGGCGGAAAGGTGGCGTGGATCCACGTCTCGCTCGGCGTCCCATGGCGTCCCGAGGGCAAGTCCTGGCAGGCGCTCACGTGGGACGGCAAGACCTACGCGCCGTGGAAGGGCTAGACGTTTCGTGCGCCGTGGAGGTCGGTGAGGTCCTCTCGATCACCGACCCGCGCCTCGACGCGTGCGAGTGGCCGGTCGGCCTGACGATCACCGCTCACGTCATTGAGGTCGACCCGGTCGTGGTGCGCGTGCAGGTCACCACGCACCGACTGTGCGACGAGGCACCCGACGAGCCCGAGCAGGTGCGCCGTGTGTGGTGGCGTGCTGTCGGTCAGGCTCACGAGCAGTGGGGACACGCCTTCACGGTCGAGACTACCCGCGGCGAATGCTCTCCCGACGCACGGGCCGCTGACGTTTCGATCCTCGAGATGCGATAGCCAGAGCGAGGCAGATCGCCACGCGGGTCACCAGCTGGACGACCGCACCCGCGAGGAGCACGATCGTCCCGACTGTCAGCCACCCGAGCATCGACACGTCGCGCGAAGCGCCTCGAGCTCAGCGCGTAGCCGGATCACCTCGCGCACGAGCCACGCGACGCGGCCCATGTCGCTATCGTGCGTCCACCCGAGGTCGAAGATCACGCGCATCTGAGCGGGTGTGAGGTGCGCCTTCATGCGGTCCCCTTCGCGTAGTACGCCGCGCGCATCTGCCGGTTCTCCTCGCGTACCTGCTCGAGGGCCTCGATCCCCTCGGCGAGGACCTCGGCCGGCGTGACGCCCACGTGCTCCGGGTGCGCACAGCGCCACGCGAGGCGACGGAGAGCGGACTGCGCCCGGTCGATGGCGGGGCAGGTATGGCCGGGTGGCTTCACGACTGATCCCGCATCGCCACGTCAAGCAGGCTCGCGACCTGGGCGCGGTCCATATCGGGACGCGCGTACTCGGTGTCGATGTCGACGAGCCCCTGCGACGCCGCGGCGAGCTCGGCCTGCCGCTGGGCATCCTCGAGCGTGACGGCTCGCCCACGCTGGTCGGTCATGGGCGTGCGGGTCATGAGCTCCCACGAGTACCACCCGCCCACGTGCTGATTGACGAGGAGGTGCGCCCCGTCGCGCAGGCTGTGCGTCCACGCCAGGTGATGGGCGGGCTTGCTGACGGTGATCACGGTCCAATCAAGCACGGGCATCGGTGGCTCCATTCAGCGCGAGGTAGACGGAGCGGGTGATCGCTACGTCATTCAGACAGTAGTCGGTGATGTCCGAGTGCCGGTTGGCGAGCCAGAGCGGCAGGACCTCGGAGCCGTGCCCGGTCTTGTCGCCGACGCCCAGGGCGCAGGCAAGGTCGGACAAGCCCACGCGCTCACGCGTCGGGAAGGCGAGGTGCATCGTGTCCGTCACGCGCTTGCGGTGCTCGGTGGATACCTCGTGGAACCATCCCGCCATGACGTGCCGCAGACGCGCCGAGGTGAGGTGCAGACGCGGCAGGTCGAACCCGAGGATGTTGTGGCCGACGATGTGGGCGCCGTGCGCCTTGTGGTGGGCGACGAAGTGCTCGAAGTGTGTGAACATGCGGCGCTCCTCCTCGTCGGTCGGCCCACCGATGCAGCACGTGGAATACAGCGCGTCGTCGTCCTCGGGCTCCCACGTCACACCGATGCAGGCGATGCGCGACACCCGCCAATCGAGGGCGGCACGTCCCCACTGCTCGTCGTGGTTCTCGGCGCACCACGCGTCGATGCTCTCCGGCTTCTTGTAGGTACCGGGCACCTTCGAGCGGACATAAGCCTCGCGCTCGTGCTGGGGCCACAAGAGCGGCGGGAGCGTCTCGATGTCGATGTAAAGGTTCCCGCTCATCACTCCACCTCGAGGTGCGGAGCGATGAGGATGCCGGCCGGCGCGAGGAGCAGGCTCCACGCCGCGGCTTCATACTCGCCTGCAATCGTGAGGATCGCGGAGAGCACAGCGGCGACGAGAGGGGAGAGAGTAGTAACGAGTGCAGTCATGGTGACCTCCTGGAGTGTGGGTAGGGCTAGAACGGGATGTCGTCGTCAGACGGGGGCGGGGCGCCGCGAAGCTCGGCCTCGAGGTAGCCGCCGGGGATGGGTTGAGCGGCGGGGGCCTTGTAGCGCCAGATCACGCCAGTGCAGTTCTTGTCGCGGCACTTGAAGTCGGGCGCCTTCGGGTTCGTCTTCTTCTCGCGGTTGTCCCACATCGCGCCGCCGCACTCGGGGCAGTCGGTGGACAGCGTGGGGCCGTTGTCGCGCTGCACGGGCCTCTGAGGCGCGCTCTGAGGCGCGGCATGGGGAGCGGTCGGGTGCGACTGCCGAGGCGCCTCCACGGGCCTCTGAGGGGCGCTGCGGACGGTGTGGCTCGCTGCCTCCCCGTCGTCGTCATCGCTCACCACACCCACGACCGACGCGAGGGCGTACCGGCGCAGGTAGGTGAGGATCGAACCCACGACCTGCGGGTTCTCCTGGGCGGGGCGGGCGCCGACCGTCGACCCGATGTGCTGACCGCTGGCGTGCATGAGCAGGGTCGTGAGGGTCACGGCGCCGTCATCGCCGCGGCCGGGCAGCTGGGTCACGGAAAGGCCGTGCTTCGTGAGCGGCCCACGGCACGCGTCCATGATGCTCGACAAGTCCGCGTAGCGCGTCTTGAAGTGCGGGTTCGTGGCGTCCTTCGCCGCGGCGCTCATCTCGCCCTGTGCTCCGGCGAGGGCCTTCGCCAGCTCGCCGATGTTGTCGCTCTGAAAGTGCATCGTCGTCCTTCGTCGGGGGGTTGACGACCCGACACCCCCATACTATGAATGGGGTGACGATACGTCAACCCCACCAAGGAGAGAAAAGTGAGTCTCGCAGAACGACGCCGGGAAGCCGGCATGACCCAAGCCGATCTCGCGAAGGCGTGCGGCCTGACCGTGAGCGCCATCAAGGCGTATGAGAATGGGCGGCGACGCCCCAGCATGAAGGCCATTAGCGCGCTGTACCGGGCTCTCGGCCTCGACGCGTTCGAGATCGCCTCGCTCTACATGGAGGTGCAGAATGACGGCGCTTGAACTTCGGGCAGGGATCGACGACCTGCTCACCCGCGTGGACTCGCTGGAGTACGCGCTTCGCATCGAGCAGGCGGCGTATGAAGCCGCCACGAAGAACGTGCACAAGTACGCCGAGCAGGCCGCGGTGCTCGCGGTGCAGCTGGGCAACGCGCGGCGCATCGAGCGCCGGGACGTGGTGATGTACCTGCGCGCCGAGCTCGGCCTCGTCCACGCCCACGGACTGCTCCTGTCGCCCGAGCGCCTGAGCCAGCTGCTCGACGACATCGACGCCGAGAAGCACGTGCGCCCGGTGCATGTATGAGGACGAGCAACTACCACAAGTGGACCATCCGAGACCTAGACCTCATCCGGCGCTTGGTGTCCCAACGCAAGACAGATCGTTTTATCGGCGAGATATTCGGGGTGTCGCGAATGGCGGTGCAGAACGTGAGGATGCGATTTGGCATCATGCGATTCAACCGATCGCAGCTGGGAGGTCTGTGATGGACCAGCACTACACCATTCGGCTCGAGCCGAGGGGCAAGGGTCGCCCAGTGTTCTCCCGTGCGACGGGCAGCGCCCGCACCCCGGAGACGACGAGGGCGTGGGAGCACGAGGCGGCGCACCAGCTCCGGGAGCAGCATCACCGCGACGGCACGACCGCTCCGCTCGACAACATCTACCAGCTATGGGAGGTCGATGTGACGGCCTACCATCCGCGCCCAAAGACTCGTCCGGCCTACATCCCGCGCGAACTCTGGAAGATGCCAACCTACAGCCTGTCGGCGACGACGCGGCATGACCTGGACAACATCGTGAAGATCGTGCTCGACGCGATGCAGATCGCGCGCGTGATCGAGAATGATCGCTGCATCGTGTCGATCAACGCCGGGTCGTTCTACGTGGCGCCCGGCGAGGAGCCGCGGGTCGACGTGGCGTTGCGGGAGGTGAGGGTATGACCTGCACCCGCTGCGGGCAGGCGTCCCGCGTGATCGAGACGCGCCATCCCTACAGCTCGCCCCGGACGTGGGTCGGCGAGATCAAGAAGGCCGGAGAGGTTGTGAGTTGGTTCACCTCTGATTTTGTCATGCGCCGTCGCACATGCCCCGAAGGGCATGAATGGTACACGGTGGAGTGTGAAGTCGAGGACGCGCGGGTGATGATCCGAGAGGGGAACA